CCAGATATATTTTCGCCCTTTGGGGTGACTTGGCACGGAGGGTGCTACGCACGGGCGGGGGGGTGCGTGTGGGTGAGTGTCCGTGCCGTGCCTATGTCCTTGGGCCTTCGGCCCCGTGGGGCCGTTGGCGGGCCGTGGGCCCTTGGCCCTTATCGGACGAGCCGAAGGGTCGCCTCAAGGCTGTCGAGGCGGGCGAGGCGGTTCCGCAGGATGATGATGGTCACGCCCAGCGTGCGGAAGTCGGGACTGTTGAAGGCCATATCGTTTCGAGCCGTGTGAAGGACTGCGAGGGCGGTTTGGATTTCGGTGCGGGACGTTTCGATTTCGGTGGTAGTCATAGTAAGAGGAGGTAAGGAGTTTGGGGCAACCGAAGGCTTACGCCTTGGCCTTGAGGTCGGTATGGATGGAGATGAGCCGAGAGAGGACTCGGAGGATGTCCTTGCGGTCTTGACTGCCCACAGGGTAAGCGTGGGGATTGTTCTCAACCGTTGCCAGCACGGTGGCGATGGCGAGGTCGAGGGCGAGGAGGCGGGAGGAGGAGGAGGGAGGAGTCATGTCGAAGGTGAATGTGTAGAACCAGCCGACCACGTCAAGCAGATAGCCGAAATAAAGTGCGATTTATTTTAGCACTACTACCCGCTGTCTACCTATGCAGGCGAAGCCTGCTACAAGCATGCCGACAGTTGCTGGCGGATGACCAGATTCACTCATGTTAACAGTACGGTGTCAAGACCACCTTACAAGGGTTACCAACCCTCCAGACACCCCCTTGCAAAAATACACTTGACTCCGTTCTCCGTTTGAACATAACAGGGGGACACCAAAAATTATATGGATAATGATACTAATGACTATGAAGATGAAAGCCTTCACCAACTCACACTCGGGGACATTTGCACCGTTGCCAGCGGTAAGTTCTCTGGAAAGACTGTAATCGTGATAAAGGCTGGGATTCAGACAAAATACGGAATCAAGGCTATCACGGTTGAGTACTCGGGCGAACACAAGACAGGCGAAAAGGTCTGGGTTGAACCAGAGTTGCTAACCTTTAATGGGGCAACTGACATGGATACTGCCAATGCCATCAAGGAAGCAGACTTTCAAGAGTGGAAAGCCAGAAAGAATGCGGGCGTACCGCCAGCCGCTGACTTCAAGAAGAAGTCTTGGGGCAACAAATCTTACAATGGAAAGGGGCCGTCACAAGAAGACGATGTATCCTTTTGAACCCAAGTACATCGACCCAACATCTCCAGAGGGCATTGCTCAACTGGAAGCAAGTCCAGAGGGCTGGACTATAACAGAGACCGACAACGAAGACAACTTGGTCATCAAGGGCCAAGACTTGAAGGGGGACATATATGAAGCCAAGGTGAGCGTGGCTTTCAATGAAACGAGCCTTAAGTGCTTCGTAATCATTAAGGACAACACCAAGGGTGCTGTCTCCTTCTGGGACGCTGACTACAAGTGGGTAAACAAGAACGAGGCTGATGACAGCCTCTTCTTCAGAGACAAGACGGGCTCGCTATCCTTCTGGGCAATAGACAGAAAGATTCCAAAGGAGTTTGCACGTTCAGTGTGGAGACGTTTACGTCCTCTATTCTGGAAAGCATCCAGCAAGGCCAGCATCTATGTACTACAGTTGCGGTCAGAGCGTGAGAAGGCCAAGAAGGACACCCCCAAAGACCTCTTTGGGAAGTAATCCTACTCCCTCCAAGTTTTCCAAATATACTAAATGACTCAACTCTCTCCGTATGAGCGAGCGGCTCGCTATGCCGCCGCAATGCCTCCTTCTGTCGCTGGTTCGGGAGGACACTCGCAAACGTTCTCACTAGCCGTGGCTTTAGCCCACGGCTTTAACCTCTCAGAAAACGAAACAAACGCTCTGATGGTGGCGTACAATCTAAAATGTTCTCCGCCTTGGAATGACAGAGAACTCAAGCACAAGGTTAAGGACGCATACAATACAGCACACAGCAAGCCCCGTGGATGGTTGCTTGACGACAATGCCAACCTTGAGCCCCGTAAGCGGGCAACCGAACAAACCGTAACTCAGTCTGGTAAGTTTAAAGTAAATCTGGCCAACGCCCGTCACGTTCCAGAGGCAGAAAGGTTCACGACCGAACAATTGCTCCGCAATTGCTTTAAGGAAAACGAAGTCATCTGCATTACAAACGATGCGGGTCAAGACGAGGATGGACGATGGTTCCCAGCATCAAAGGGTACGTTCCAGACGCTTCAGTGGTGGTTAGACAATTACTTCGGCCCAACCCCTCGTGACTCTGAAATGTTTAGAGGGAAGGCACAGGGGGCTTATGTCCGCATCAACGCCATTAAGCCAGAGGACTACTCTGGACGTGATGACTCTGTTGCAATCTTCCGTTACGTACTCGTTGAGTTCGACACCAGACCAAAGGAAGAACAATTCGCAATCTTCAAGCAGAGCAATCTGCCCATCGGTGCTGTAATTGACTCTGGTGGCAAGTCTCTCCACGCTTGGGTGCGTGTAGATGCCAAGGACTCAAACGAATGGCGACTCCGCCGACAGGCGGTGTTCGACTACCTCTCCGACTACGAACCAGATGAGATGACCAAGAACCCATCTCGCTGGTCACGCCTTGGTGGCGTTTATCGTGGCGAGAAGGAGCAACGCATCGTAGCCCTCAACATCGGTGCAGAGTCTTGGGACAACTGGGTCTCGTACCTTGAGTCCTCGGAAGTCCCAGACGAAATCTCTGTAGACGACTTAGAGAACTTCGACACGGACAATGACCCGACAACCGTACTCGGAAACCGTTGGCTATGCCAAGGCGGTTCACTGTCCATCATTGGTCAGTCGGGCATCGGCAAGTCATCCTTCTTGATGCAGATGGCTGTCATGTTAGCAGTCGGTCGTCCCTTCTTTGGAATCGAAGTGATGCGTCCTTATAAGTGTATCGTGATGCAGGCTGAGAACGACACAGGAGACCTTGCGGAAGCCTTTAAGGGTGTCACGGGCTCAATGGACTTGAGTGACGAGGAGAAGACCCTCCTTCGCTCAAACATAAAGTTCTATCGTGAGACCGTTAAGACTGGGGAGAACTTTGTGAAGCAAGCCCGTAAACTAATCGTTCACAATAACGCAGACTTCTTCTTTGCTGACCCTCTGCTGTCCTTTGCGGGTGGCGATGTGTCGAACCAAGAGTACTCGTCCAAGTTCCTCCGTAACTGGATTCAGCCCGTCCTCCAAGAGACCAAGGTGGTCTGGGTGTGGCTTCACCACACAGGCAAACCCAAGGCTAAGGAGGACGCATCAGCGGCCTCCATCTCTGACCTCGCATATTCTGGACTCGGCTCGTCCGAACTAGTCAATTGGTCCAGAGAGGTCATGGTCCTTCGCCGAACCGACAAAATGAAGCCCTTCTTCGAACTTGTCCTCACTAAGAGAGGCAAACGTGCTGGACTACTGGACAAGGACGGCAAGTCTACGGTCATCCTTAACCTCCGTCACGCTGAGGGTCGCATCCTGTGGGAACGCAATGACGACAACACGATTGCTAACTTCTCACTGTCCGACCTCCAGAAGATGATAGACGTTGGCCCGACCCAGCACCTCGCTAATGCAGACGATTCACCCCTTGTACAGGAGGTAGCCGCCCGCCTTCATGTGGGAACGGCGATGGCATCGGACGTTGTGGCTCACCTTATCAGACTATCGTCCACAAACCCGATAATTGTCTGGGACAACAAGAGACAGGCTTGGCATGGGGTACACTGGAAAAAGTAGAGCGATGGAATAGTTAAATCCAATCTCAACCTACTCCCAAGGAGTTTTTAACTCCTCTCTTTGTTCAAAGACAAAGACAACCGCTAATTGTCAACTAAACGCTTGACTCTTAGTGGTTTCTGCTTTAATCGTAAAAAAGTTGTCAACAACTTTACCCCAAATGAACTCAAAAAGGAGAAAAAGACCAGCAGGTGCAGAGAAATCTGGCCACGAAGTCTATGCTGAATGGTTTTACTCCCTTCCCAAGGCAGAACAGGCCGATTTAACGTCTAAGGGCCTCGGGCCCGAAGACAAGGATGGCCGTGTAGACGGTAACTACGTGTTCGAAGTACAACAGTCCCACCAAGCGTTTGGGTTTACAGAAGACAATAACTTTGACGACCCTGCACCATCTAAACAACGCACATATACTAAAGACGAAGTAGAATCCATTATCGTTAGAGTCGTAATGGCCATGCAATTGTCAGAAGTCCCCGAAGTACTGTTCCAAGCACGCTGTATCCTTATAGCGTTCGGAATCGGCCAACCCCCAACGGAAACAGAACTGGCTCGCATTAAGGGATGCTCAAGGCAATTCGTATCTAAGAAGGTTAAGCGTATACAGCAACTATTTAATCTATCCCCATCACAGTACATGCGTAGTGAGCAGGCATGTAAGTCATACGCAGACGCTTGGCATAAGTCTAAGAGAAAGAGAGAAGTAGATACCCCCCCCCTTCATACAGACAGTCAGTACATAGACCAACAAGACGATGATGACTCGACAGAATGACATAACTCACCCACTTTTCTATAAAAAATAAATAAATAAATATATTATTACATACATACATTAATAATACACTAAGAGACCATTAGTCATCGATACCATACCAACAGTCAAACACTACGCCATCCCATCCACAATGGGCCACGCAGTGGCCCGTATCGATGCCCCAGAGCAAAGCAAAGAACATACCCCAGTAGTACCACAGAATACATACACCCCCCCACCCCCCCCGTTAAGGAATCTATTATTCAAAGGATACCCCCCCGAGGGAATATACACAGGCCCCTTCCGCAAACTTGGTAATGGTTGGAGTAAAACAGGTATTACTGGAGGAGTCAATGATATTCTGGTGGTATTTTTTATGGTTTTGTATTTTATATGAGTTTAACACATGAAGAACTGGCCGAAGGGCTCGGGGTGAGCAGGGTGAGGGTAACTCAGTTGGTTGGTGGTGGAATGCCTGTTGAAAGTTTAGAAGCGGCGGTAGCGTGGAGGGATGCTCGGAGGAGTGAGAACCAGAGGGCTGGTCATATCAGTCAGCCAGTGCGTCCGATAAACTTAGAAAGGTTGGGGGAGATATTGGAGAGTGTTGAGAAGAGGACTGGGGATGACGAGATGGATGGGAGAATTAGTCAACAGGTTGCGTTAGTTGATATGACTCGTGAGGTATTTGAGAGTGCGTTGCGGGAGGGCGACCCGAGCCAGAGTAAGTTGTATGGGAATTACGATAGAGCGATAGCCACGCTGTTGAGGTTGGAGAGGGAGCGTCATATACGGTTGCAGGAGAGAGGGCGGTTGGTTGATGCTGATGAGGCTACGCAACGGTTTGGCAAGGTCTTGGGTTCATTGAGGAGTTTGATTGAGAGAGCGGAGTTGACTGTTGCTCCTGCGGCTAATCCCGATAACCCGACTAAGGCATTGAAGGCGTTCAGAGAGTTCAAGGACGACCTGTTTCGGAAGGTATCGGAGTATGCACCGCAGGTAGCGTTTACGGAGGGCGTGGCGAAGCCACTGCCCCCTGTTGAGGATGCACCAGTGGATGGAGAGGAGGTCTTTGGTATTGGGACTGTGGGAGGCGTTGGAGGGGCTGATGATGACGTTAAGTTTGAAGAGTTGCTTGGGGATGTTGGGGAGGTTAGTGACGAGGGAGACGGAGGGGATGTAACTGTATAGTATGCGTGCCCAAGCGATAGTGTTGTTTTATAAAATAAACTTTGCTGTTGCCAAGCACGCAAGATGGTGGCTTACTCTCTACTCTGTAACTCGCAGGTTCTTGCCTTGAAACACAAACTAAATAAAATATTACTTTAAACAATGAAAGACACCAAACTAGCAGACGAACTAGAATCTAGACTGAGGAAAGTATTCCTTCCAGATGAAGGCGGCGACATTGTTGAATGGCTCGAAAAGAACATACGACAAATCCCATTCTCCCCGATGCCTGCTGGGTTCAGAGCAAAGGAAACACCTTGGCTAATAGAACCTCTGCGTGCGTGTGCTGACCCAGAAAAAAGACTAGTTCAGATTCTAGCACCAATTCAGTCTGGTAAGTCCTTAGCGGCAGAGATGCTTTCGTGCTATATTATTGCCCGTCAGCCAGCCCCCACGCTTTTCCTTAACGACACTAACGACAACGCCGCAGACTGGATGAAAACACGACTTCGTGTTCTTTGGGAGAACTGCCCACCAGTAATGGCTAAACTTCCAAAAGGTGAAGAGAAGTCCAAGGGGGATACAGTTCAGACAAATGACATGACATTCTGGTGTCTTGGTGCGTTCAACGAAAAGAACCTTCAAAGACGTTCGATTAGATGGCTACTTGCTGACGAAACTTGGCTCTACCCAAAGGGACACTTGGCGGAAGCCTCCGCCCGTGTCACTTCGTTCGGCTGGCTTGGCAAACGCATCTTTATGTCACAAGGCGGGTTTGCTGGAGACGAGACTGAGGAGTTCTGGGCAACCACAGATAAGCGAGTATGGTCATTCGCCTGCCCGCTATGTAATCACAGGCAAGAGTGGAAATGGACACAGATAAGAACACCAGAGGACTGCATGATATATGAGGGTGAGTACGACTTTAATAAAATAAGAAACAATACAACTTATGAGTGCGAAGGTTGTAATCACAGATTTAAGGACAGCAGAGCATCCCGTGACGAGATGAACGAAAGAGGGTTCTATGCTATGACAAACCCAAATGCGGCTGATTATAACGCTGGATACACTTGGAACTGTCTTGCCGCTCGCTCGTGGGGAACTGCCGCAGAGTCTTATATGCGTGCGAAGACAATGCTTGATTATAACGGTGACGCAGGCCCAATTCGAATTTTTAAACAAAAGCAATTGGCAGAGTTCTGGACAGATGAGCCAGATTCCTTTGATGCGGTTCAGTCTATTGGCGAATACAAGCAGGGCGAGGAGTGGGAAGATGAGTCTCTAATAAACCCAAAGACCAAGAAAATACATAACGATAAGACGCTAAAAGAACAGGTGAGTTCTAGATTTATGACTGTTGACGTTCAGCGAAACGGCTTCTACTGTCTGGTTAGAAGTTGGTCTGACGGAGGCGATAGCCGTCTCCGTGCTTGGAGATTCGTATCAACTTGGCACGATGTTCTTTCTTTCCAGAAGTTGCATAGTGTTAACAGTGCCCTTGTTTACGTTGACTGCGGTGACCAATTTGATGACGTAATAAGACAGTGCGGAATAAATAAATGGACTGCATTGAGAGGGGACGCAAGAGGCGAGTTTCCTTGGAGAATACAGATGGCTGGAGGCTATAAGACAGTGAACAAAACATACGCACCAGCAAGGCTTGTAAATGCTGGAACTGGTGTTGTAAGAGTTCACCACTTCTCAAACTTGGCACTAAAGGACCAACTTGCAAGATTGAGGAAGAATGGCAAGCATATGTGTCCGCACGACTGCGGACAGGACTATATGGACCAGATGGAATCTGAGGCTAGAGTCATGGGCAACAACGGAAAGCCAGAGTGGCGAAGAATTGGCAAGAGAGCCAATCACTTGTGGGACTGTGAAGTTATGCAACTTGTTGCTTCGGCGGCGTTTGGATTCCTTGGAGCCCCAAGAATCGTTGAGCAAATCAAAGAAGATGAAGTCGAAAGCGACAACAAAGAGGTAGCCAAGGACGAAATCTAGAAATAAGTACGCTTGCATATTCCAAATATTTAAACATGATTAACTCATCGGTTAGTATGTATATCTATATATACATTATATATTGTTCTTTTCAATTTTGGCGGTGAACTGGTAAGCATATACAGCAATGATATGCAAGGTTGCATAGTCTTACGACTATGCTGATTGCTCTAACCCCAAGAGTATTCAGATATTTCCTCGATTGATTCCGTTCACCGCCAATTCACTTTGTGTGGCTGATGATGATACGGAACGGCGAAAGCACCGTTAACCTCCGCTGGTGGGTCATACCATCTTAACAGCACACATCCCTTTAAAACATAAGGCAGGCCAACAGCCTGCCTTATTTGTTATATATATGATTATAACTCACTTCTTATACACCATAAGAAGTAAGCATACATTGGCAAAGGAATAAGCCAGCCACATCCCTGCGGCTGGCCAATTGCGAAGGTAAATGTTTCCGCACCCTGCGACAAAGTAAGCGAGTGTAGCCACCGCTGGAACAACAATTGTGGTAAAGGTTACGATGCTCATTTGAGTATAGAAGGTTTGAGAATCGTATAAATCACAGACGGGAGGATGTGGCTATCCATTACTGGATTAATGCCAACGTATGCTCTTGACATTCAACAAATGTATGCTATTGCTTGACGTAGTCAAGCACAATCAAGTAGACATTACAAAAATACATGGGACGCTCTTACGAAATCAAGGAAGGCCGAAAGGTCATTATTCCAACCAAGAAACAGGTTGAGTCTATGGAGCGTAAGCAAGCGGCTGAGAATACGTTAATTGATGCCCTTGGCAGGACTGGAATGGTAAACACTGTTTCGGACATTAAAATGATTGAGGCTTATATAAAAACGCTTGGACTCTCTCAGAAGCAACAAAAGGAAATACTGGAAAACGCAAGAGCAACAGATGAGTTTATTCAGTTAAATGTACTAAGAATCCTTAAAGCACTCCGAGACGGAGATACAAAAAACGAAATGGAGGATAAGAAGTTTAAGTTCTCACTTGATAATTTGATAAAAAAGTGGGCTAACTCGGAAGTCGAGTTGATGGCCTCTTATGATAAAAATGGCAAATTCCTTGGCTATGACACGCAAGCAAAGAGCGGTATAGTTTACATGACAACTGGTGCTGGTCAGTTAGTTGGAGGAACCACAATCCACACACATCCAGTCTTAAAAGGAGAATTTTTTGGAGGAAACTTTTCAATTGGAGACTGGCAGGGATTTAGAGACACGGGGGAAAGAAGAATGGTTGTAACCTCCAAAGAAGGAACTTACATTTTGGAGAAATCTAAGCCTTTAAAGTTAACTAACTCTGACATTACTAAGTCTTATGTTAGAACACTGGTTAGAATAAACCTTTCTCAAAAGGGCATCAAAGACGACAAAACAACGAAGTTTGGATGCTCAAAGTCAGAACTTGCACTATGGAGAGACAAGCATCACGGAGCAAAAGAAATTGCGGCGATAGCGGGTGTAAAATTCACCTTTATACCCAATAAGGGCTTTGAGGGACTTGACAAATAATCACTTTTATGGAAAGCAATAATCCAATCAAAAAAGAAACAATATTCAAAGA